CGCGCGCGTGCGTCGGCCACCTGTAGCGGAACGTGGCGGGCTTGGCGCACGTCTCGCACGCGGGAGGGGCCGCACGGGACGGCCGGGTGGGCTCGGGCTCGGGGATGTCTCGGCTCATGCTGGGTGTCATAGCACATGGGATCCTTATCCGCTGGATGCTGCCGTCGTCGTGACCTCGCCGGCGCTCGTGCCCGAGGCCGTCGCCTCGCCGCGGCTCGAGCCGGTCGCCGACACCTCGCCCGCCGAGGAGCCCGATGCCCGCGCCTCGCCCGAGGTCGACCGCGCCGAGAGCACCTCACCGGCGCTCGTGCCCGACGCGATGACGACCGGGGCCGCCGGTGGGATGTACGGGACCGCGCTCCCGCTCGTGACCACGTCGCACACCGCGGCCATGGCGCCCGAGCCCGATGGCACCGCAGAGCACGTGACCACGACGGCGGCCGCTGCGGCGAGGTAGGCCAGGCCGGCAGGGATGGCCGAGCCGGACGTGACCGCGTCGCCATAGGCCGCGAGGGGGGCTAGGCCGCGCGCGGACGCAGTGCCCGACGTCGAGGCCGTCCCGCTCGCCGACATCGCCCCAGAGGCCTGCGGCGTGGCCGTGCCGGAGGTCGCCACGGTCGATGCAGCCGAGGCCGCCCCAGCGCCACGAGGGATAGCTGCCCCGCTCGTCGTCGCCGTCGAGCTCGCCGAGGCCTGCCCGATGCCCGAGGGTACCGCCGCGCCGGTGGTGGTGACCGTGCACGAGGCCGCGATGGCCGAGCTCGTGCCGGTCGATGCGCTGCCCGTCGTCGTGACAGAGCACGTGGCCGCCATGGCGCCCGATCCGGCAGGGATGGCGGCTCCGGTGGTGGTGACCGTGCATGCCGCCGACGCTGCCCCCGAACCCTGCGGGATGGCCGAGCCGGTGACCGTGGCCGTGCCCGAGGCGGACATGGCCCCCGCCGCGATCGGTACCGCAGTGCCCGACGTGGCGACCGAGGCCGCAGCCGACATGGCGCCGGAGCCCCGAGGGATGGCCGTTCCCGACGTCGTGACGCTCGCGGCCGCGGAGGCCTGAGCCGAGCCAGATGGGATGGCGCTCCCGGTCGTGGCCGTAGAGCTCGACGCCGCGCACGCCACGAGGGCGAGGCCCGAGGCCGTGCCGCTCGTGACAGCCGACCCCGAGGCCGACATCGCGCCCGCACCCTGCGGCACCGCGGCCCCCGTCGTGGCCACGCTGGAGGCCGCGGACATTGCCCCCGCGCCGCGCGGGACTGCCGCGCCAGACGTGGACACCGTCGCCGACGCAGCGCACGCGGTCAGCGCCTGGCCCGCTGCCGTGCCGCTCGTCGTGACCGCGCACGCCGCCGACGCCGCGCCTGCGCCTCTGGGGATGGCGGCGCCCGTCGAGGCGACGCTTGCGGCCGCCGACATCGCGCCCACACCCCGAGGGATGGCCGAGCCGGTGACGACAGCCGATGCCGCAGCCGAGCACGCTCCGGCCCCTCGGGGGATCGCCGCTCCGGTCGTCGTGACGGTCGCCACCGCCGAGCCCGTTGCCGAGCCGCGCGGGATGGCGGCGCCCGATGTGGTGACCGTGGCCGCCGCTGCCCCTGCCGCCGACCCTCGAGGGATGGCGGCGCCCGAGGTGGTCGCCGTGCCGCTCGCCGCGATGGCCGACGTTCCGCCGCCGAGGGCGTAGCGCGTGACGGCCGCAGCCTCGGCCGCGTCGAGCTGCGCATCGGTGAGGGCCTGGCTCGTGATGCCGATCTCGAGCACGAGGGCGTCGAGGAACTGCGCGGCGCCCGTGTAGTCCGCGCCGACCACGAGCACGTTCGTTGGGTCAGCGGCGAAGTCGGCCGCCGAGACGCTAGACCACGCGCCGCCGTCGACGCGCACGCTCGCGTTGGTGCCGTCGAGCCGCGCCTGGATGACGTGGTAGCCGGCGGAGAGCGCGACGTAGGCCGTCTGGACAGGGCCGCCGCTGGTGTAGATGCCGAGGGCGACGCCGCTCGAGGAGACGCCGAGGGCGATGGTCGCGCTCGACTCGGTGACGAGGATGCACGGGTCCTCGAACGCGTAGGTGCCAGGCGCGGGCGCGCTGCGCACCGAGACCACCGCGTGAACGGTCGCCGTCGTCGCGCCGAGGTACGTGCCTTCCGCGGGCTCGGCCGTGCGCAGGATGCTCGAGACGCCGCCGAAGTCGGCCGGCGTGTAGCCGTTCTGCGTCGCGCCGCCGACGGGAGGGGAGACGCCGTCGGAGAGGTCTCGGCCGAGGGTGGGCCCGTGGCTCTCGACGCCGGGCCATGGGCTGCCCGTGTAGTCAGCGCGCCAGAACCCCGACCACGGCAGGTCGAGTGGGCTCGGATGGTCGAGGAGCCACGCGAGCGCCATCGCCTGCGCGTCGCCGTACGTGAGCGCCGCGCGCGTGAGGCGCGAGCGCACGACGCACGGCATCGCCCCGCACGCGCTCTTTGTGGCCCACCGCGGCGCGCTCATGCGTCAGCCCTGCGTGAACACGATGTTGCCCGCGATCGTCGTCGCCGTCGTCGCGCTCGGGAGCCAGAGGAGAGAGAGCGTGGTGTTGTCGTAGAGCCTCGCGAGCCTCGTCGCGATGGCGTCGAGGTTCGCGCCGATGTTGGCGATCGGGAGCGACACGCGGGCAAGCTCGCGGTACGCCACGAGGTGGATGGCGCCCGCGCCGTAGCTCGTGCCGAGCGTGAGGGTCTGAATGCTGCGCACGCCGGTATCGCCCGCCGCGAGTTGAAACGGCACGAACGTGCCGGCAACGGCCGTCGCGGGGAACGAGGACATCGTCGCCGTGCGCGAGCCCGTGCCGCCGCTGTTGGTGTACGTCAGCGTGGTGTTGGTGACGGGCGACGCGTTCGTCGTCGCGGTCGACACCTCGGTGCCGACCATCACCCACTCGCCGTTGGTCGAACCGTTGCGGTCGCGCGCGGGCCACGTCACCGAGTTGATGGTCTGCCCCGTCGTCGTCGTGACCACGGCGCCCGAGTTGTCCCAAATCCTGTCGACGATGATCAGCTGCCCCGCGACCGAGGAGGCGGCGTCGACGCCCGCGAGGTACGAGAGGTCTCCGCCCGTCGGAGCCGGCACCGAGACGAGCCCCGTGCGCGACGTGATGGCCGCGCCCGACAGACCCGACGACGGCGCCGTCATCGCCCCGGGGAGGCCCGTGGCGTAGGCCATCGAGTGCATGACGCCGGCCGCCTCCATGGTGCCGCCGACCTTGAGGAACGGGTACGGCGGGAGGATTCCAGCGATGACGCCGTCGAGTCCGGTGATGGCCATGGGCGCTCCTCAGTCGATGTTAAAGTCGAGCTCGCCGGCCGCGAAGCTCGGCGTGATGCCAGCGCTCACCGCGAGCGACGCCGGCGATGTGAACGCGCAGCGCCCGATGATCTGCGAGGCGCCCGAGGACGCTACGCCGATGCTCGCGTACGTGATGGTGTTGCTGCCCGCCGTGCACGCGCCGAACGTGATGGTCGCCGTGTTGCTCGCGTTGCCGCCAGAGATGGTCCACCCACCCGCCGAGCGCGCCACGGCCACGCGGGCGTACCCCGTGTACGTCGCCTCGCTCGTCGTCTGGTCGCCCGCCTCGCCCGGGTCGGCGGTGTGCAAGGCGATGTAAAATGACCCGGCCGTCGTGCTCGAGCGCAGGCCCGTCGCGTCGCCGATGTTCGCCCAGTTCGTGTTGTTGAAGAGCAGCGTGAGGAATGCGGTCTCGGCCGCGTTGGACATGCTCATGGTTCGTAACGTCCTTTCACTCGGAGCGAGACGGCCCCGCACGTAATGCTACCGCTGGGCAGCGTGATCACCGGCAGGATGCGGATTTCCCCCGCGCTGCCCACGGGGAGGTCCCCATCCTGTAGCACGTGGGTCAGCACAAGCCCCGACGCCGACGCGCCCGAGATGGTCGCCGACCACGTGCCAGACACCCCGCGCGGCACGCTGTACCACTGGAGCTCCGCCGCCGTCGCCGTCGTCGGGTCCCAAGTCTCGCCCGACGCGACCGTGCACGTGTGCTGGTACGCCGCGGGCCCGACCGCTAGCTCTCTGAGTGCCATCAGTACTGCGTCACGATCCGCCACCTGGCCGAGGTGGCATCGTAGATGGCGCGGACGGCCACCCGGTCGTTGATGACGAGGTTCGAGGCGTAGCCGAGATCGAACCGGTACGCCGCGTTGGCTCCCGTGTCGTGCACGATGGTGAGCGCCGCGCCGGTGAGGTTGATGATGTCGAGCGTGCGCCCATCGGTCACGTTCGCGACCGTCCTCAACACCACGCCTCCCGCGTTGGTGAACCGCACCGCCGAGATGCCAGGAGGGAGCGGCCAGTCCTCGACGGTGCCCGTGCTCGTGCTGTCGGTGGTGATGGGCGAGACGTCGCCGCCGACGCTGCCGACGTAGAGCCATCGCCCCATCGTCGTGTCGTAGAGCAGCATGGCGATCTGGTTCGTGCAGAGAGTCACGTTCGCACTGCCCGGCAACGCGAACCGGTTCGTTGCGACGCTCGATGCCGACTGGTGCACGAGCGTCAGGCCGCCCGCGCCGACCGCGTGGACGAGGAGGACGCGCCGCCCCGAGTCCGCCGCGATGCCCGTCCACGTGACGGCACTCGTGTCGGTGACGCGGATGATGGTATTGCTCCCGATCGTCACGTCGTTCTGCGAGCCCGAGAGCGCGTTGTTCTCGCTCGTGAGCCGGAGCACGGACGACAGGAGCGTCGTGAGCGTCAGCGTCGTGATGCTCTGCGTGGCGCTCACCGTGACGTCCGTCGAGGACGTCACCGCGTTGTCTGCCACGGTGAAGCCGGAGCCGAAGTTGAGCTTCCCGCGCTGCGTGACCGCGACCGCCGACGCGAGCACCGTGCGGTAGCCGTAGAGTAGGGTATCGAGGACGCTCATCCCGCAAACCTCCGTGCCGTCTGGCGGATGTGGATCCGGTAGAACGAGAGCCCCTCGATCGCGTTGGTGCCGCCTTCGGGGCACACGACGACGTAGTAGGCGTACGTGGTGAGGTCGACCGTAGCGTTCTGGTCGGGGACGAACCGGATGTCGTGGATCGCGTTGTAGGCCGCGACGTTCGCGCTCGCGTCGGTCTGCGTGCCTGCCGCGAGCAGCGACTCCCACGTGTCCGTGCTCGGCGCGTACCGCACGAGGGCGATCGCCGGCATCATCCCCGGCAGCGTGAGCGTGTTCGGGTTCGCGAGGTCGATCGTGCAGCGCGTGACCGTGGCCCCGTCGATGAGGAGATCGGTCACGTCGTACGCGAAGTGGGTCGCCACGTTGCTCCCGGTCTCGGGCGTCGAGCATCGGATACGCTCGCCGTAGACGTGGAGCACGGGCAGGTTCGTGCCGTCCTCCCACGGGTCGAGGCGCTTGCCCTTGAGGTCGTAGGTCTTGGCCTCGGTGCCCGCGCGCACCCTGCCGATGGGCGCGCCGCACCCCATCGAGCGCGTGTGCGTGATGCTCTCCCCGAGGTACGCGATGGCGTCGGCCAACGTCGCGAACGGCACGTTGACCGATGCGGCCGTGCGCTGGTCGACGAGGTCCTGGGGTAGCGTGATGGAGGCCGGCAGGATGGCCGGCGTAGGCGAGTAACTGGTGCTCACGTGATGGTCCTCCCGAAGATGGCCGACTGCGAGGCCTGCCATGCGAACGTGTCACTCGTGCCGTTGGGGTTCGGCGGGCTCGTGTCGGTGGGCTCGTAGAGGCTCGAGTCGAACGACACGATGATCTGAATCGACTCGTGCGCGCTCTTCCAGAGTCGGACGATGCGCTCGACCATGGCGACCTGCGCGACCGTGGCATCGCTGCCCCACGTCCCACCGTCGCCCCACGTCCCCGGCGTGCCCCAGATGTCGACCGTCCACGGCCCAGCGCTCGAGTCGATGATCACCCACCCGCGCCACCATCGCGTGGTCAGCGCGTCCCAAACCCAGTTGTTCGGGCTCGAGTGCGTCTGCACGAAGTCCGCCGCGAGCGAGGCCCGCGACCACCACACGCCCGAGTTACTCACGGCCCTGACCGGAGGCGTCGCCCCAAGGTAGCTCGCCATGGTCTGAAGCTGGTTGATCAGCTCGCGCGGATGCCCCTGCCCGCGGTGTGTGTCGTGCGGCGTCTGGAGCCTCGCGGCGAACTGCGCGTTGCTCTCGGCCTCGTACCGGTCGAGCTGCCGCTCGGAGCCCACGTAGGGGAGCGCGCTGTCGGGCCACTCGTCGGCCCCCGGCATGTGCGCTTTGACCCCTTGCCGCCAGAGCTCCCACATCGCGTCGGCCTGCACCGTCATCGAGTAGACGAGCCGGATGCCCACGGTCTCTTTGAGCCACGGCGGGAGCTGCGCCTCGATGGCGTCGCGGATGGTCCTGCCCAGCCCGCTCACGGGTCACGCTCCGCCGCGAGCCGCGCCACGATCTCGATGAGCGCATCGTCATCGAGCATCTGCCCGACGGGGAGGTGGTGGCCGAGCGCCGTGGTCAGACGCTGCCGGAACCGCGCGTGCCGCTCGTAGGTCTGCGCCGTGTCCGCGTAGAGCCGCGCCACGCGCTCCCGCTCCTCGCTCCGCCTCAGCCCCAACACCGCGTCGATCACGCTCATGGTCACACCCTCGCGATGGTGAACACGGGGGCCACCGTGACCGTAGCGACGCCGTTCGCCGGGATGGCGACGTCCGCCGCAGGGCTCGAGAGCACCACGTTGGGAACGAGCGTGATGCCGCCGAGAGCATCCCGGATGGCCGCACGGATCGTGTCGAGGTAGACGTACGTGCTCGTGCCGATGCCGCCGATAGGCACCGTCGAGCAGAGGTCAGAGACGGCCGTCGACGCCGCCGCGGCAAGGTCCGCGTCGGTCCTGTTCGCCGCGCTGCCCGTGACCGTGATGACGCCGACGACCGTGACCGAGGTGGGCGTCGCGCTCACCGTCGAGGCCGTCACCGTGAGCGGTGGCGTGTTCGCCTGGATGCTGTTGTCGATGAGGTCGAGGTCGCTGTACCGGTAGGCCGAGCCCGTCGCGCCGCCGATGCCGTTGCCCACGCTCGAGTTGAGCGAGTACGTCGTGCCGCCCGTGACCGTGATGGCCCACGAGCCGTTGGCCGCCGTGTTCACGAGGTGCCCCTCGATGTAGACGGTATCGCCCGTGGTGTACCCGTGCGCCGCCGCCATGGTCACGACGATGGGCGACGCGTTCGTGCTCGAAGCGATGCTCTTGGCGACGTTGCCCGTGTAGTTCGGCGGCGTAGCGTAGGCCCCCCCGGCGTGCGCGACGTAGGTCGTGACAACGCCCGTGCTCGCGTTGGTCACCGTCGTCGCGCGCGTCACGGGGTAGTCCGGCTCGGTGAGCGCGCCCGAGGTGACGGCGACCTGGTTCTCGCCGTTGATGGTCATCGCGTTGTAGGCGTACGCGCCCGCGGGGCCCGAGACGGAGATCGAAGCCCACTTGAGCTTGCACCGCGCGACGAGCTCCGCGTTCTTCTCCGCATCGCTGCCCACCGCCGCCGTGCTGTTCGTGACCGAGCACCCGACGATCGTCGTGACCATCGTGGTGATGGTGCCGACGCCGCTCGAGCCCGAGGCCCCCGCGACGTCCGCCCGGAACGTGCCGCTCACCGAGCCCGCGCCCGTGGGGATCGTGATGCTCGAGACGTTGCTGTAACCGATGCTGCCGCGCGCGATGTGCAGCGTCCCCGCCGCGTACGTTCCGCCAGGACATGCCGCCGTGGTCGTGAACGTGACGTCACACGTGGCGTACGTGGCCGGCCTGCGCGCGTCGCTCCACCCGGTTTCCACGAGGAGGTCGAGCCACCCGGGGCCGCCCTCGGGAGTGACCGTCGCGGCGAGGTCGAGGAGCCCGCCACGTGTCACCGTCGAGCCGACCGAGAGCGTCGACGCGATGGCCCGCGCTACGATGCGAAGAAGCGTGTGCGACGGCTGCCCGCTCTGCCACGACGTGGTCGAGAGCCCGAGCGACGCGGCGACCGAGAGCATCGAGGCGAGTACCTCGTCCTCGGTCACCGGCGCAATCAGCTCGTCAATTCCGATGGGCATCCCGTCACTCCACGCTGAGGATTTCGACCGTCACGTCAGAGACCGCGAGAACCAGGGTGAACGTCTCGTCGGTGAGTAGCGTCGCGTTCAGGGTGATCTCTAGCACACCCTCCGCATCGAGGACGGCGCTCGCCTCGGCCGACGCCACGCGCTCGTCCTTCTCGGCCTCGAGCGCCACGCTCCGCTCGATGTCGTCGATGTCGGCGGGGGCCATGTCCTGGTGCACGAACTGCGTCACGTCGTACCCGTAATTCGGGTCCCCGATGAGCCGCCCGTTCGGCGTCTGGAGCCGGCGCGCGATGGCCTCGGCCACGATGCGCGGGCCCGTCGTGACGCCGAGGGTCGTCTCGAGGTCGGTGACGAGGGTGAAATCCTGGCCGTAGTCCGTCGCCATCACCCGCACCTCACTACCGTCGACGCCGTGGTGATGATGCCGCTCCACGCGGTGCCCGGCGTGCCCGGCGATGGCGCGACAGGGGATGCCGGGTTCGCCGCGAACAGTGAGAGCGTCGTCCCGCTGGGGAACGTCCCCCACGGGACATAGACGGTCGCCGTCGGGCCGAGCGCAGCGGGGGAGAAATACAGGATGCGCGTCACCGAATCCCAGAGGCAATAGCCCAGGGTAATGGTGTCCCCGAGGCGCGCCACGCCGTCGTCCCCGTCCGCGATGACAAGCTCGTCCACCTCGGTGAGCGACACGACCACGGGCCGCGTAGGGTCGCCATCGAGGAACGCGATGGTGCACTCGGAGCCCGTCGACGCGATGGCCGTCTCGCCGCCGATGGCCGGCAGGATGGGCGCGCGCGTCACGCTGGGCAGCCCGAGCGTCTGCGATGCCGGCTCCGCGTCGACGTAGCCCATGCTCGAGCCGCGGACCACGTAGGTGTACATGCCGAGGTAGCCGAGCTCGTGGAGCTCCGCGCGGACGAGGAGCCGGAACGCGGCCCACATGCGGTCGAGGGTCGTCGGGGCGCTCATGTGACCAGGACCTCCACCCTCATCTCCCCGGCAGCGGAGAGCGTGATTTGCGTGTGCGCGATCGTCTGCACATCGGGGAGTGTAGCACTCGCGAACGTGCGCCCGGGCATCCAGTCCCCCGGGCTCTCGGTGCTGACCCGCACGCGCCCGTTCGCCCCGTCGCGAGACTCAACGAGGAACGGCGTGACGATGGCCGTGGAAGCCCGCGCCTCGAGCGACGTCACCCCGTCCGGCCTCACCCACCAGAGGTCACCGGCGAGCGCGCGTAGCACCCTCTCCGCGCGACCCTGGCGCCGCAGGTAGTGGAGCCCCACCGTCGCCGACGAGTCGACGCCAACGAGCGTCTCGCCCACCGCCGACGACACGTCGCCGAGCACCGTCGCGAGGCGCACCCCGGCCGCGTTGCTGTAGCCCAGCGCGGGCACCTCGACGCGCCATCCGGGCCCGCCGACGAGGGCGATGCCGCGGGAGCCACCAAGCGAGCCGGAGCGACCGAGCCCCGCGCGCGCAAAAGTGAGCGGGCCGATCACAAGGTCGCCACCGGTCGCCACCGCATCACCCTCGGCGAGCACCATGTCCGCCGCCCACGCCCCGTAGTAAGGGATCGACACGATGCCGCTCACGATGCGACGCCCGGCGTAGGAGGCGAACAGGGTCACGGCTGCTGAGCCTCGGCGAGGAGCGCGGCGATCTGCGCCTGTTGCTGGTCGGCGATGGGGTCGCCGCCGGAGGGAGGGAACAGGTCGTTGCTCACGGCGCGCGGGCCGCGGCTCGGGGCGCTTCCCTGCGGGGTGACTGTCGCGTTCTTCTTGGGCGCGGGCGCCCACTCGCTGAACTCGAATGTGGACTTGTATAGCCCCTTCCCCGCGTGCTCGTAGGGCGAGATCGACTCGAGCACGGCATCGACCACGCCGATGACGCCAACCGTGGGGTAGTAGAGCTTGCGCGAGACCGCGGGCGCCTTGTCGGTGTTGTACCCGACGTCTTTGATGAACCGCTCCCACGCGTCAAAGTGCTCGGGCAGCCACAACTGCACCGTGAACGAGCCGCCCGAAAGCTCCTGCCCCGTGTGCGTGATGGTCCCCTTGCGGCTCCCCTTGCCCGTTTTCTTGTCCCACTTCCAAGCGAGCTTCCACCCGCTCACCGTGCCGACAACGCCGGGGCTCGTGAGCCCGCCGTAGGTGAACGTGTGGTAGGCCTCGGGGTTCTCGATCGGGTTCATGCCATCACCCCCTGCTGAGACGCGATGCGCTCGAGTAGCTGCGCGAGAGCCTGCTCGGTGAGGTCGACGACAGAGTCGGCCGAGCCGCCCTGGATGACGATGGCGCCCGCCTCGACCGTGACCGTGAGCCCGCCCCCACCGCCGCCCGCTGGGGCGCTCGGGGCCGGAGCCGCGGCCACCGCCTCGACCGCCGACGTTGCGACGCCCGTCGCGCTCGATGCCACACCCTCGGCCGATGCGTCGAGCCCGAGCGCCATGCCGTCGCCCGTGTGCTCGCCCATCGCCATCATGACCTTGGACGGCGACGCGATGCCGAGGGCGCCCTTGACCGCGCCCGCTGCCGAGTCGGCCAGGCCCTTCGCCGCCGCGACCACCTGCGCGGCCCCGTCGCGGATGCCCTGCGCGAGGCCGGCCACGAACTCGTGCGCGATCTGCGGGGCGCCCATGACCCACGCGGTGAACTGTTGCGCGGCCCCGGTGACGAACGCGCCGATCGCCAGAGCGAGCGCGCCCACGACGCCGATGCTCACGGCGATGGTCGCGGCCAGAGCGGCGATGCCGGCGACCACGATGCCGGCGACCACGGCCACGCCGGCCAATGCGTTTTTGAGGAAGTCGATCGCGGCCGCGCCCTCGGTGCTCGCCGCGAACTCCTCGATGGTCTTCATGACCGGCTTCAACGCGATGTACGCCTTGAGGCCGTAGATGATGAGCTCCAGAAACATGCGGCGCACGAGCGGCACCAGCTTCGTCGCGACGTCGAACAGCTTCTGAAACGCGCCGCCGACGCCGGCCTTCAACGCCTGCCCCGACGGGTTCGCCTGGTCGAGGATGCCGAACAGGGCCTTGACCTCTTTGATGAACGGCTCGATGTTGATGTCCTCGAAGAACTTCCCCACGCTCTCTTTGGCCTTCGCCCACATGTTGCCGAGGTCCATCGCAGCATCCGCGACAGGCCCCGCGCCCTTCTCCACGAGCGCCGTGTTCAGCGCGTCGCCGAAGCGCTTCGCGTCGACGGTGCCGGCCTCCAGCTGCTTGCTCAGGTCGGCCGCGCTCATGCCCATCTTCTGCGCGACGTCGTCCACGCGGAGGCCCATTTTCGCGAACTGCGCGAGTCCCTCCGCGCCGAGCTTGAAGGCCTTCCCAGCCTGCGCGGCCGCCTGTATCTTGCGGGTCATCTCCTCGAACGCCGCGCCGCCACCCTTCGCCATCGCCTCGGCCGAGAGGCCTGCGAGGGTGAACGCTTCGAGCTCCGCGGCGCTCTGCGCGAACGGAGCGAACGCGCGTGCCGCGGCACCGAGCTCCTCACGCGTGCGCCCGGTCGCCTCGCCGAGCCGGTCGAACATGGCGATCGCTTCGTCGCCCGCGACCGCGCCGCCCGTCAACGTCTGAAACAGGAGCGCAAGGTCCCCCTTCGCGTCGGCGGCCTCGAGCGCAAGCTTCATCCCCGCGAGCGCCAGCCCCGCCACCGCGGCCCCGACCGCGAGCACCGCGGCCCCGATGGCCTGCGCGCCCGTGAGCGCCATCGCTCCCGCCTTCTCCATCGCGCCGCCGAACGCGTCGGCCTCGCGCTTGGCCTCGACAAGATGCGGCGGCACCGCCTCGATGGCGTCTCCGTACGCCGCGATCTTCTTGCTCGCTGCCTCGATGCCCTTGGCGTCGCCCAAGGCGTTCGCCCGCACTAGCGCGGCCTCGGCCGACGCCAGGCCTTTCTCGAGAACGGACACCTCTTTCGCGGCCTTCTCGGCCTGCTCGGCGAGGTTGCCGTCCATGTTGATCGTCTCGGTGTAGACCGCCATGTCAGCGCCTCCCGGCCTTCGCCGCGTAGTACGCGCGCTCCGCAGGCGTCATGCCGTCATCCGCATCGGGCGGCGCAGGCATCGTCTCCGTCACGCGGATCTTGGTCCTGGCGATGGCGCGCCACCAGATGAGCGACTCGGCGACGACCTCCGTAGCGGCCTCCGCCTCGTCGCTCTCCTCGCCGCGCATCATCATCGCCAGGCCTCGCCCGAGCTCTACAGCGTCCGCCGCCATGCGCGCGCGGAGGGCGCCGATTATTTTTGGTGTTCGGCCAGCACGCCACCGCAGAACTCGGTGAACGCGTCCGACGTGAGGCACGTGCCGGCGCTCGCAGGCCAGCGCGTGATTTGCTGGTCGACCGCCGCGCGGTCGGGGTAGACCGTGATGGCGAGGAGCAAGAGTCGATTCGCTTCGAGCACGCGCCCCCGCTTGTTCTCCGCGTTGTACGCCGAGAGCTCCTTGGGTGTCGGCCGACGCACGACGTACACGAACGGCGCGCGCTCCGGCCCACGGAAATCGTGGACGCCGTCGTGCTCGGCGCCGAGCTCCTCCAGCGTGGCATCGTCGGGCGGTGGAGTCGGAACGAACTTGGACATGGTCTACCTCCTGAGAGTGGGTAGGAGCGCCGCTTAAAGCCGCACGCCCCTTACCCACTCTCTAGCACGCCGTCAGGTCGGAGGCGCGAGAGGCACGACCAGGTCGTCGTAGCCGGCGAACTTGATCTTGAGCGGTGCGAGGTCGATCTTGACCACGCTTGGGTCCGAGCCCTGCGCGCCGCCCGAGCCCGACGAGTCGAAGTGGCAGCCGATGAGCTCGTCGGTCACCGTCTCGAACCCGTTGAGCCCCCACGTGACGAGGACCGAGAAGGTCTTGTCGCCGTAGCCCTCGCCGTACGTGGAGAGAATGAGGTTCCACTCGGCGCGGTAGATCTCCATCGACGCCGAGTAGCTGTTCTCGCCGAGCGTCTTGGCGATCGGGTCGGGGTGATTGGCTCGCACCTCGCCACGGTCGCGCGTGCGCTCGTAATCGATCGACTTGAGAAAGATTTTGATGTCCGGTACCTCGTACTCGTCCGTGCTCGAGAACACGAACTTCATGCTCGAGAACGAGTGCCGCAGGCCGTTGATGAGAGGAAATTGTAGGACGTCGGTCATGATGCATCACCCATTCACGGCGCGTAGCCGATCGTCGCGTTGACCTGGAGGACGTATCCCTTGGAGTGGAGATTCGCCGTGAGATTTACCTGTTCGGTGGTGCGCACGTTGTTGGTGCGGTCGACCTCGACGACGACGCCGGGGGCCGACAGCATGCCAGCGTTCAGCATGCGCTCGTTCATGACGCCGGAGATGTAGCGCTCGATGCGCTGCGCCTCTCCCTCGTCGATCGTGCCGTTCGCGTTCAGCAAGATGTCCGCGTTGATCTCCTCGGTGCCGAGCTGCGTGAGCAGCGTGCAGCCGACGTCCATCACGAGCGCGCGTGGAACGAGCGTGAACACGCTCCCGGGCGCCGCCATCGTGACGTCATTGCTCACGAACAGACCGGGCTTGCCCTTGCGCGATCGCATCGCGATGAACCGCCCGACGTTGAGGAGCGGGGTCGTCTCCTCGTCGTGGTAGATGAACCCGTCGGTCGGGTCGTTGGTCGGGTCGATCACGATTTGCGTGAGCGGACCATCCTGCACGCGGCCCGCATGACGCTGCACCTCGATGGCAATGCGACGAGCCGCGTACGCCCAGAGCCCCGGACGACGGAGCGTCGACGCACCTGCGCACGCGACCGGATAGTTGGTGGTCATGTTGTAGTAGCCGCCGGTGAACGAGACCCTGGGAGCCGCGACCGCCACGAAGTCGGCCACGATGGCCGCGCCCCACGTTGCCTCGGTCTCGCCCGCGCCGCCGTACGCCGTGGGCAGCGCCGCATCGCGAGCGGTCATGAACGCGCGCGAGAAAATCTCGCCGTTCTGGAGCGTGGTCAGGTAGCCAGCGATCGTCGTCGCGTTCGCGCCCGTCCACACGCCCTGGATGATCATTCCGCCCCACCCGGTCACCGCGTACGGCGAGAGCGAGAGGGCCGTGAGGCATGCCGAGACGCCGGCCGTGTTGGGCAGCGGCTCGGTGCAGCCGAAGGTCACGGTCTCGCCGGTCACCATCGTGCCCGCCGCGAACGCGAGGGTCAGTCCCGTGCCCGTCATGGCGTAGCTGTTGGCCGTGCCGAGGTAGATTTCGGGCCCGTAGTTGCGGCCCGCGTCGAGGCTGATCTGGATGCGGATGCCCGCGGTGCCCACGGTACCGCCGTTGGCGACCTTGAGCTTCACGAGGTACGCATCGTACGGAGTGCCGCTCACGGTCACGACGCTTGTCCCGGTGGCGAACGCCGTCACCGCCGAGGCAGCGCCCGCGCTCGCGCTCGCCGCCTTGACGAACAGCACCGTGCCGCCCGCCTCGATGAGCATCGCCGCGAGGTCGACGGCCGGGCCGTAGCCCACCGTGCTCGCAAGCGAGTTTTTGTTCCGGCTCGCGACGACGGTAGCCGCCGTGCCAGAGCTCGACGTGCCGATCACGACGTACACGCTCGAGAGCGGCACGTTGACGGAGCCCGAGCTCCCGTCGAGAATGGTCAACTCCACATTGCCGGTACCACTCATGTCAGCACCCCGATCCTGTCTCGCCCGTGGGGGCGGTCATGGTGTCCGTCGTTACAGGTAGCACGCCCACCGGAGCGTAGCGCGACGCCGCATCGTACGGCGCCAGAGAGTCCAGAACGGGCATGTCGAGCCACGTCGAGAACACGAACTCCACGCCGAGGGCGCCGATGGGGCCGCCCTCCGTGAACTCGCCCGCCTTGTCCAGGCCGTGATTCGGGGCGAGCCGCTGGAGCGACGCGAGCACGGCATGGTACAGGGCCCGCGTGAGGTCGTAGTCGGTGAGCTGCGAGGCCGCATCGACGCCGCCCCAGCACCGCACCTCGAACGTCACGCGCTCGGAGTGCACCACCGGCGTCCCGATCTGCTCGCGCCTCTCGGCCGCGTTGCCGCGCGAGTATAGGTCGGGCGCGGAGAACGCGCCGCCCTTGGGCGTGACGATGATGCGAGGGGGCCGCGAGTGCTGGTAGACGCTCGCCGGCCCGAACAGGATCGCCCCGTCCGAGAGCGCGGGATAGCCGCCCGCTGCGAGAGCAGCGACCACGTCGGTATTCAGCGCCGTCATGAAGTCCGCGAGGGCTCCCACGTCACACCCCCGCCTGTCGCATGGCCTCGGTGATGCTCGTCTGGATGGCCGCGCGCCACGATGGAGCGATGCCGCCCGACTGCGGGAAGATCTGGCGCTGCGCCATCCACTTCGTGCCCGTCTGGTGGAACGGCCCGGGGTAGTCCATGACGACCGAGATGCCCGCGCCCGGCAGAGGCACGACGCGCACGCTCGCGCGCAGCCGGCCCGTGTCGGTGAGCGGAGGTGCGCCGCGGTGTGGCCACCGCTTGAGCGTCGCCGCGGTAAGCGGGGCCCACGGCCGGCCGTACGGGTCGAGGCCCGCGGAGAACGACTCGTCGATGAGGTCGGCGATGCGGACCGCAGCCGCTCGGCTCGCGCGCGCAGGCACGTCGGCCAAAGCGCGCAGGGTGCCGTTCAGACGCTGGAGCCCCTTGTAGCTCACGTGACGAGCTCCACGAAATACGAGACCGTGTTCGCGAACACGATCGTCTTGGTGCCACCCTCGGCCACGCACTGGCCGCTTGGGAACTGGAGGGCCGCGATGGAGTGCCCGCTGCCCGGCGTCGCGCCGTCGAGCGGGATGGCGTCGCCCCCGAAGATCGTGATGGAGCCGTTGGCCGAGTGGCTCTCCGCCCGGATGGACAGCACCACCGCCCCCGACGGAACCGTGACCGTTCCGCTCGCGCCCGCCTCGTACGTCCAGCCCATGTTACCAGCCCCTTCGTCGTGACGATGACACCACCGCCGAGCCCTGCGAAGCAGTCGCGAGCGCCGGCGTCACCTCGAGATGGATCTCCCCGCGCGACACCCCGCGGAGCCATGACAGCGCCGCGTTGTGCCGCTCGAGGATGTTCGGGTCGGAGCCCGCGGCGGGGTTGTACCCGCGCACGCTGAGCGCCTCGTAAGCGGCGATCTTGCACACCGCCATCTTGACGTCCGAGCCCCACACGGTGAGCGGGGGCGTGTACCGCGAGCGGATGTACGAGTCGACCAACGCGCTCGCCGAGGCAAGCGCGTTGGTCAGCACGTCGACAGAAATGCCGCCGAACGCCACCGATGGGGCGCCGTACACGTACAGCTCCGCGATGGTGGCGTAGGTGGTCATCAGGGCTTGCTCTTGAGGGCGAGGAACGGGAGCGTGACGTCGGCGACGCCGCGGCAGTCGATGCCGAAGAGAAACTGCCGGTTGAAGAACACGTTGTCATCGTCCGGCTTGTTCTTGTACACGAACTGCGGCGCCTGGCGCTGCCACCAGAGGAACGGCTTGATCGCCTTCCGGTTGTCGAGCAGGTACCACGCGGTCGGGTCGCTCTCGAGCTCGTCGATCACAAGGAGATCGCACGCCCCCTTGTAGATGTTCGGCTCTGGTGCCACGTTCCCCGCCGAGGTCGAGCCCATGATGTACGTGGCGAGGTAATCGCTCGTGAGGATGCGGTTCGCCGTGTCTTCGAGCGAAGGAGGGACGACGAGGAGCGTCGGGCGGATGCCCATCGGCTGACCGTCGCGACCCTTGAACCCGCGCATTGCCGTGCGCGCGGTGCCAAAGTTGGTGGCCGTGAGGGCCAACGGGAGGCTGTTGTCGTACGTGCCGAACGGCCCGCCCGCGCCCGCGTCGAGGTCGACGGGGTGCGAGTCCGAGAAGAAGGCCACGCCGTCGAACCCGGTGGGGTTCGCGAGGATCAGCTTGGCGATCTCGCGGTCCGCCCACTTCGCAGCCTGCTCGCCCATGAGCGAGACGGTCGGACCGTAGAGGCCGTACGAGTCGTCCTCGATGGCGTACTTGTCGATGCCGACGGTGAGCTCGAACGGCTGCGGCGTCATCGTGCGCCCGCGGAGAGCGACGTTGTTGATCGCGCGGTCGCCGATCCACTGGCGCAGGATGGGGAGCTTATCCATCCAGCCGTTGACGACGCTCGAGACGTTGCCGTAGGTCGGCATCATCGCGAGCTTGGGCGCCCAGACCTCGGTGCCTTGGTAGGCCTCGGAGAACGTCGCGCCGAATCCGTAGAACATCGACGCGATGTTGGAGGGAGTGATTTCCATGGTCGGTGTCCTCGGTCAGAAGTTGGTGATGCAGACTTCGAGAGTCGAGATGTCTGCGTTGTTGATGGTTCCGGCGGCCACCGCGGCCATGACCGCCACGCTCGCCGTGCCGAGCGCGCCAGGGGTTGCCGCGCCGTTCGTCACGTACTGCACCGTGCTCGTCGTGGTGTTGGCCGTCTTGCGCGTGATACCCACGTGGGACTTCGTCGCGCTAAGGATCGGGATGTTCGAGATCGTGATGGTGCCCGCGACGAGCACGGCCTCACGCACCACGCGCGCCGGGTAGAACGCGGGGTCATCCGTGCCGACGGTGCCGGCCGCGGTGTTCTTCCAGTCGGTGTTTGCGAACACCGTGCCGCCCGACACGCTGAACCGGACCGCGCCCGCCGCGATGGTGTCACCGCTCGCGAGGCTGCCGATGCGCGTGAGCGCCGCCGTGCCGCCCGAGACGGCGCCGACGAGGTAGAGCCCGTTTTGCGACGCAGTGGACTGAGCCACGAGCGCGACCACGTTGCCCTCGACGTGCGTCAGGCCGTCGGTGTTGGTGCCGACGGCGAAGGCCGCGAGGTCCGCGACGTTCGCCGTCACGACGCCGTCGACGCTGAGGTCGAGCACCGAGCCAGGAGCCGAGCCGGCATCGGAGAGCGAGGGGCGCCCGATCGAGACGGCAACCTTGCCGTAGCTGGGGCTCGAGGTGTCGGCGTCGTACGCCACGATCATGCCGGCAGCTGGGCGCGAGCCCGAGCCGTCGGTGAGCGCGACGGTGTTGTCGTCGACCACGTAGGCCATCTTACCTACGCTCGAGATGCCCGCGCCGGAGCAAGTGAGGAGGAACACGCCCTCACGGATGCGGACGCGGAGAGCGCCCGCCGAGCCGAAGCCCGCCGCCGCGGTGTTGATGACCGTCGACTCCGCGCGGCCGAGGATGGTGAGGGCCGACGAGGCCGACGCGGGGACGGCATAGCCGCTCGCGTTGACGCCGACGAGGGTGCCCGCGTAGATGGTCGTGGACGCCGCGACACCGATCTCAAGGATGTCTCCGAGGAGCTCCCGGGTGTCGACGGCCTGCGTAGCTGCACTCATTGGATCGTCCCTTTCGCCGCCATCGCGGCCTTGTGTTTGCCGAACGCCTCGGCCGTGAGCCCGAGCGAGGCCGCGACCCTGCGGTCAGCCTCGGAGAGCTCGGGGCCCTGGGCCTTGGGGGCGGGCAGCGCCGCGGCCTTCGGGGCCACGCTGCCGACCGTCGCGAGGTAGCCCGAGAGCACCTCGCCCGAGATGCCGAGCGCCCACGAGCGCTGCGCCGGCGCGAGCTTGCCCGCCTTGATCGCCGCGTCGACCTTGGCCGCGTGAGCCGCCTTGGTGCGCTCGCCCTCGACCTTGGCCAGCTTGGCCGCGAGCTTGCCCGCGCGCTTCGCCTCGGTGGCCAGCGCGTGGAGCGCGCCGATCTGCGCCGCCGGGCTCGACTGCCCCGTGATGCTGCGCACCGCCGCGAGGATGTCGCGCGACGAGTGAGCCGCCGCGGCGCTCTCCTTGGGCTCGCCCTCCTCCTCGTCGTCCTCGGGCATGTCCTCGGAGGATTCGCCCTCGGGCTTGCACTCGGCCTCCTCGGCCTGCGCCTCCTCCTCGGTCGTCTCCTCGGCTTCGGCCTTCTCCGCGTTCTCGTCGTCCATGTTGGTCTCCTGTCCCGTGAGTTTGGCGAGCAGCGCCGAGCGAGAGGTCACCTCGTCCGCCAGACCTGCGTCGACCGCGTCCTGTCCCATGAGGCACGCGGCCTCAAGCGCCTGCACCTCCTCAGCCGACACCGGACGAGCCTCCGCCACGAGGGCGAAAAACTGCGCGCCGAGCCGGTCGATCATGTTCTGGAGCGAGGCGAGCGACGCGTCCGTAATGGGCGTGCTCGGGTTGCCATCGGCTTTGCGTGCGCCGGTCGTGAGCACCGCGACTCGCACGCCGTGCATCGCCATCGCCTCGGTGTAGTCCTCGACCACGCCGATCACGCCGACGCTGCCGACCATGCCCGACTCGGGGAGGTACACCTCGCTCGCTACCGTGGCCAGTGCGTAGGCCGCCGAAGCCGCGCACTCGCCGGCGAACGCGACGACGCGCTTCCCCGACCGCGCCGCTGCCGCGCGCATGTCCCGCACCGCCGCGAAGCAGCCAGCGACCTCGCCGCCGGGGCTGTCGATGTCGAGGAGGACCGTGCTCGCGTCGGTGGCCAGAGCCGCCTCGAACCGGGACACGATGTCGTCGTAGCCGGTCGCCCACCACGAGCCGCGCTGCGCGAGAGAGCCGCGCACGGACACGATCGCCACCGGGCCCACACGCTCGGGCCCGGTCGGCGTGTCGAGCTCGTCGAACAGCCAGCCGAACGCGTCGGGGCGGATGGCGTGCGCGGTGCCCTGTCGAGCGGTGTAGCGATGGCGTTTCATTCGGTCGACTCCTGAGGCGCGGGCGCCTCTCCCGGAGGTGTAGCAGGTTCCGCGCCGACGAGCGCCGAGCCAGCTTCTCCGCCAAGGGGAGGCAGCCCGAGCCGCGCGCGAACCTCGTCCACCGAGATGATGCCGGCGTCGAGGTGGTAGCCGAAGATGGGCGCCTCCGCGTGGGTCTCGAGCAGCGGGAGCCGTACGCCGTACGAGCGAGCGATCGCCACCGGGTCGACGTTGATCCCCGACGCGGTGAGCGACGCGACCGAGCGCGAGAGGCTCTCGAGCACGGATGCCGCTGCCGCATGGTCCTCGGTCACGCTCGTGTCGTGGCTCGTGACCGGGATGGGTCGGCCCTCGCCGTAGTTCCAGGCGACCCACGGCCTCGCCACCTGCGTGCCGATGGCCTGCGTGAGCGTGCGATCGTCGAACTCGACCGCCGTTTGCTTGACGTCGGCATGCACACGGGCCGCGGCTTGGCTCCCCTCCTTGACCTCGGTGGTCAGGTTCTGCCACTGGAGCGTGAGCGTGATGGCCGTGTCGCACTTCGTGATGAGCGCGAGGAACCCCTGCCACGTGTTCGCCGTCGCCTCCATCAGCGTCACGTCGAAATCCTGGCCGTCGATGCCTCGCGGGAGACGGATGACCGCCTCGTTCCCCATCGTCTGGAGCGCGCTCGTAAACTCGTCTTTGTCCGCCTCGTCGCCCACCATCGGCACGTGCGCCTTGATGGTCGGCATGCCGTGGCGCTCGGAGTATCGAGCCCAATCGCGGTACGCGAACTGACGCAGCATCCACGGCAGAGCGAGCGGGCGCACCGCGCCCCAGAGCCACCCTCGGTCAGCACCCCACGGCGCGTGCAGGAACCACCGGCCGTCGCCCGGCGTTACCTCCACCTCGCCGTCCATCGTCATGACCCGATAGGTCCGCGTGAACGTGTCGTAGCGCGAGTATGTCGGGTGCCACACGTGCACGTAGGGTTGCCACGGCTCGACGCTGGTATCCCAACGCAGCTCGGAGATGCAGAACCCCATGCCGAGCGCCCAGCGCTGCACGTCGGCTTGCACCGCCGGGGGCGCCGCGGCCTCCCATGCCGTCGTCCACGCCGCGCGGATCGCCTCGTCCTCGCACTCGATGATGGTCGGCAACCCGAACAGCGCGCCGACGCGCGAGCCGAGCGACGCGTGAATCCGGTCGTCCCCGCTCATCGCGTCCCAGAGGAGCGCGCTCGCGGAGAACTGCCCGGCCATGTGGGCCTCGAGCGCCTCTCGCACCGCCGTCACCGGGTCGTCGCCCTGGAGCCAGTCGAGCCCCGTCGTGACCACGGGGAGGTCGCGGTAGATGACGCCCGCGTGGGACCGTTCGAGCTTCGGCGGAACGGGGGCCTGGTACTGGCGGCCGAACGCGTCGTAGACCACGGGCGGCGCCGGAGTGACACGAGTCACCCCGGGGCCCGATAGAGGGTCACGCACACGCTGCGCCATGGGTAGGGCGTAGCACCGTCGGACGGCCTAACGCAAATCGTGTGCCCGTGCCGCTACATGCGGCGCTTCCCTGACGTCCACCCGCCACGACCATCCCCGCCCGACCGCTGCACCATGAGCCGGTCATGCGCGGCCACGAGGCAGTCAACCTCGTCGTCCACGCCACCGTCCGCGCCGGTGAACGCTCGCACGAGGCGCGCGAACGTCGGGCCCCAGACCTGCCCGGCGAGCACGCGCACGCGGCCCGCGTTCCACCTCTCGGCCGTGCGCCTCGAGCGCACGTACTTCGAGAACCGCGCCGGCATGACCTCCACGCGGATCGGGTCACGATCGACCGCGAGCGCCTGGTATGAGCCCACCTCGGGTCCGCTGGCGTAGGTCGAAAGAGGAGCCTCGGGCGCGCGGGACACTTCGGCGCGTACCGACGGCGCAGCCTCCACGATGCCTTTCCGCACGCTCCACACCCAGAGCACGTACACGATGCCGTCCTCTCCGAGACCGAGGAGCACGAGCGCCGTCCGGTCGCCCTTCGCTCCAGCGCTGAACGCGAGGTCGACGCCCCACGCGCGCCGCACGATGCGCGGGAGCTCCCCCTCGTGCCACGTCGCATCGGCGAACAGCCCAGCGCCCGTCGGCCTCGGAGAGCCCTGGTAGAGGCTCCACCACGTCGACTCGCGCCCGCTCTCGACCAGCGTGCGGCGCACCTCGCGGAGCCACTCGAGCGTGCGTGGGAACCTCGGGTTAGGGCCCCACGGACAGAGCGCATGTTCCTCGCCGTGCTCGTCCACACGGATCGCCTCGAGGTGGATGTGCCGGAACCCCTCGCGAATTTTGGTCCCGCTCAGGTCGTCCTCGTGCCACCTCGACGCGACGATGCAGATCATGCCGCCAGGGGCCATGCGGGTGATGGCCTCGTTCGCGAATTTCTCCTCGAGGCGTTCTCGCACGTCGGCGTCCTCGGCCTCCTCGTAGGATTTGTACGGGTCGTCGTAGAGGATGAACATGGCCGGGTTACCGGTCAGGTCACCGTCGCGCGACGTCGCGAGGAGGCCGCCGTTCTCCGTCGTCTCCCACTGGTGGATGGTGTTGAAGTCGGGTTTGATCTGGCCGCCGTTCTCGACGAAGATCGAGCGGATGCGGCGGCTATGCTTCTCGGCCTTCCTGACGTCGTACGTGATGTACATGCCCGCCCAATCGGGATGACGCAGGAGGATCCACGCGGCGGCCCACTCGAGGAGGGTCGTCTTGCCGTGCTGCACGGGCGCATCGACGACGGCGCGCAGGTCTGGGATCTCCCCTCGCTCCCATGCCTCGATGAGCGACGCGGGCTCCTCGAGGTGCGTCGGCGAGGAGATGCGCCCGCCCGAGCCGGCCTCGATGAACTCGAGCAGCGGAAGCTCCCACAAGCGCTCTTCGCGAGGCGTCGGCTCGCGCGGGGGCTCGGGGTCGAAATTCAACTCGCGCCGAGGGCTCATCGCCTCGCCTCCCTAAGCACGTAGGTTGTCGTGATGCCGTCGCGCGCGTGAGCCTCGACCACGCGGCGCGCGCACGCCTCGGCCCGGTCGCGCGAGCCGTAGAGGTGGCACCACCGGCGGCCAAGGTGGTCGCGGAAGTCGACGAACGTAGGCACGTAGAACGGGAGCGTCGCGGTCACTCCTCCGCCTCCCTCTCTCCGAGCGCCACCTCGAGCACGCGGATCCGGTCCTCCTGCAATGTCGTGCGCATCCAGAGCGCGATGACGACCACGGCGAGGATGCACTCCCACGGGGTCATCGCGGAACCCTAGCTAGGGCGGCGTCGAGGGCAATGCGCGTCTCGCGTTGCAGGGTGGCGTTTTGAGGCTGCATTCCCTCGCGACACGCACGGTAAGCCGCGATGGCATCGCCAACCTCGCGCCATGCCAAGAGTTCCGCGGCCATCATTCGGTGTGACTCGATGATGTGGTTTTCAGCGCGCAGGCACCGCATCTCGTCATCGTCGAAGTCGGCGATCCCGAACGCATCGGCGAGCGCGGCAAGGTCGACCGCGCTCACGACGGCCGCTCCGTGTCGTCGGCCACGGTGTCGAGCGTGATGCTCGTGGACATGGCCGCCTCAAGCTGCGCGACGAGGGCCCGTGCCGAGGCGTGGTCCATGCGGATGCGGTAGTGCGTGCCGTCGCCGTCGTCCACGAGGACCGTCGCGCCTCCGATGCTGTTCGCGCTCACGTAGATTCCGCCGCTCATAGCAACACCTCCTGTATCGGCCTCGTCGGCCTGACATCTCTCCGCTCGAGCGCGTGCACGATGCGACGCGGCTCCCTCCTCACCACCACGAGGCACGACCTCCACGACGAGCCCCGCTCGTACGGGCGTAGCAGGTCGTGCAGCGCCGCGCATGCCGCCATCGCCGTCGGGTACCCGATGTCGAGGTACGGCCGCCCGTCGCTCAGGTCCCACACGAGGAACTCCCCCGCATCCGCGCGAGGTGGCGAGACGACGGGCGGCCTCGGCGCATCTGGTCTGCCCGCGCGTGGAGATCGCCCGCCGCCTAGGATGGCGACGACGACGCGAGGCGAGCACCCCACCGCCTGCGCCGTCGCCGCGTAGCTCTCCCACGCATGCTCTGCCCGACGCGCTAGCACCGCCTCGCGGTACCGATCGGTGCCGACCACGAGCGCGGCGAGGAGGCGCGCGCTCACCTGCGCCTCGCGGCGGCGTGGAGCGAGCAGCGCGAGCGGCCCGAGTAGACTGGAATGTTGCAATCCGCGCACATACCCTGCGCTCGGTGCGCGGCGGCGTACTCGCGACGGTTCTCGCGGCACGCCTCGCAGAGCCGGAACGGTGCGACCGTCGTGCCCTTACAGCGCGTGCACATCACGTGACGCTCCGGCAGCGCATGCACACGCGCGCATCGTCGGCCGGGCGCTCGTACGCCGCGGCATCGCGCAGGCACGTCGGGCAGCGCCAGGCCCACCATCGGCGCCCCTCGACGCGCACCTCATGTGGCTCGTGCTCGTCGGGCCGGAGGTATCCGCAGAGCTCGTGGGCGATACCCATGCGCCACGGGACGAGACAGGCCGGGACGCGCGCGGGGACGGGCTCGAGGCACACGCGGCACGTGCCGCCGAGGTGGGCTGCGGTGACCTGCGAGACCATGCCGCCGCCCCAGGATTTGCCCGGGGCGGACTGGCGCGGAGCGGTGGAGACGTGGGCGCGCCTCATTTGGCGGCCTCCCCCGTCTCGAACCTCAGCACAGGACCCGGGCACGTCTTCTCGTGGTCGCGAGCGAGTTGGTCCTCGTGGCGCACCAAGAACGCGTCGGCTCCCTTGGTATCGGGCACGACGTGCGAGACCTCCGCGCCGCACGTGCGGCACCTGACGCCGGTGATCCTCATCGCACCACCTCCGTAAGCTCGTAGCTCACGCGCCACGCACGCACCGTCCCATCGGGGCAGCGCAGGTGCACCAGGTCTCCCTCGTCGGCCGTGTACGTGCGCACGTGGACGGCGAGGATGTCAGCGAGCTGGTCGTCATCGGCATCGAACGGGCGCCCCATCGGCCGCAGCGTTCCGGAGTCGTCGGTCATGAATTGGTAGCGGGCCATCACTCCACCTCCTCTGCATCCACCACCACAGGCGCGTCGCCCGCGCCGAGCATCTCCCGCATCTCCGCCGCGCGCCGGCCAACGAACCCGTCGGGGAGCTTCCCCGTCGCGCGCATGTCCCCGATCTCGTCGGCCTCGATGGCTCGTGACAGGAGCGCCGGGTCGTGCAGGCTCACGCGCGCCGTCTTGGCCAACCTGCGAATGGGGCATTTGCGCCGCATCTCGTCGGTGTGCTGCCACCATGGCCCGCGCTTGTACTTGTCCTTCGCCTTGCCGTCCTTTTCCAACGCGTCGAGCGACTCGCGGTCCATGACGGTGAACGCGGGGACGCCGCCGTGCCGGTAGTGGATGACCGCGTAGGCGTGCGTGACCTCGCCTCGGTTGCGGTCGGAGCCAGGGCCTGGTCGGTGCACGAGCTTCGGCGTGAGCCCCAATTCGTGGTCGAACACGTCGCCCGCGCGCACGAGCTCCGCGCTCACGTGGGACACGTTCGGGTCGAGGCACATGAGCTTGATCAGCCCCTTATACCCGGGCACGAACGTGGCCTCGCTCGACTGCTTTTTGCTCGACCAGAACGGCACGAGGTACGCCTCTCCGAGCGGAGAGCCTAGCTCGAGCCCCACCTCGGCAGCTTGCACCACCGCGCGAACGATGCTCCGCGGCGAGCACTCGAGCAGTTTCGGGTCACGCGAGCACGCATCGAGCACGACCCGGATCGCCCGGCTCGGCGTCATGCCCGCCATGGCCGGCGGGATGACCTGGGCGAGCGCCGTACGTTGCTGCTCGAGGAGGGATGACAGCGCCTTGTAGCGGTCGCCGAGGGTAGCGAGTGCGGTGGTCATTTGCTCGCCTTCACACCTGCGCGAACAGGCATCGTGTCGGGCACGCGGAACCCGCTAGAGATGATGTCGATTTGGACTCGATACGTGACACGAGTCCGAAACTCGTGCGGGTAGTCGTCGTGCGTCGCTCCGATGGCGATCGTGGTCGTCGACGGGATCCCTTTCGCGATGCGCCAATCGTCGGCGGCCTTGGTGATAACCCGTTGCGCCACCACGCAGTAATCGGAGAACCTGTACCCGTCGGGCTGAGGCCCCTCGACGCGCACCTCGCCGAGAGACACATGATCGCTCATGCTCTGGTAGTACCGGACCGTCCAACTCATTTCGCCGCCGCCTTCCTGGCCGCGAGGGCCCTCCCGCTCAACGCCGCCCACTCGCACGTCGCCCGCACGTCGAGTTCGTCGCGCGGCGTGTCCTCGTCCATCATCGCGTCGATCACCCGCTGCATCGCGTCCGCCGCCGAGTCGAGGGCGCTCGCCACTGCCTCGGCAGGGTCGGTCGAAAGGCGCCGCACGACCTCCGCGCCGCCAGGGTGGAGCACCGCCAGCGTACCGCACGAGACGCCGCCCGCTGCGACGTGCACGTAGTCGTAATCGCCTGGGCGCGAGCCCTCCTGCATGGTGCATGTGATCTTCACGGCGTACCTCCTCTTGGACAGATGCACCGCACCGCCCCGCTATCCTCGACCACGAGACGCGCGCGTCCGTCGCACTCGATACGGATCGGCAGTCCTCCGGGCGGCGTGTACGTGTCACTGCACACGAGCTTCCCAAGCCCCCATGCGGCCGTGAATGCCACGAACGGGATCGCCACTACGATCAGAAAGTCTCTCACGGTTCCACCTCCTTCCGGATGATGAG